GCTAAACATAAATGAATTATAAATGTTGTAGACACCTATATTTTCAAGGTGTCGAACACCAATTTTTCAAAAATAGATGTCTCACAATTTGTTGTAGACACCTATATTTTCAAGGTGTCGAACACCAGTTACAAAATAGGCACATAGAGTTAGATGTTGTAGACACCTATATTTTCAAGGTGTCGAACACCCTTGTGGTAGAAGTATGTATTACACTAACTGTTGTAGACACCTATATTTTCAAGGTGTCGAACACCAGCATGACAATATGTATTTCATTTGCCTTGGTTGTAGACACCTATATTTTCAAGGTGTCGAACACCACAGTCTACGTAATTCCTTGTTTGTCAACACCTTAAGTTATAGGTTTCATCCCAAAAATCGCTATTTGGGCGGTATGAACGAATCTTGTTCATTCATTTTTTCTGCCGTATGCCTAGTGTACGAATGTAACATAAGTATAATATATGTATAACATTGTATTCCTAGTGTGACAGACATAACATCCCCCTCTACACTAGAGGTAGGTGGAGTTTATTTTTCCACGAAGCAAAGATATAGAAAAAAACCGAGACTACCAAACGCAATCTCAGTTTTTTAACAATCTTTAACAACTTATTTCTTCCTTAATCAACGTATTTGCAATATCCACATAATCTTGGTTCATTTCGATACCGATAAAACGTCTGTTAAGTTTTATTGCAGCCAATGCTGTTGTCCCACTGCCCATAAATGGGTCTAATACTACGTCCCCTTCGTTTGTCCAAGACAATCCTCCGTTTTCGGTTTTGTCATTTACGTTCCAAATGAGAACTCCACCATCTTTCAATACCGTATATAAAATTCTATGAAAATCTATGAACCTCATACATCTTATTTCTTGTTTCAACCTATCACTACTTTTTAGGTGGTTAAACCACGTTCATCCATAGTTGGATAGTCCACAAGCGTAAATTCGGTAGTACGGCTACCTATTATTCTCTCACCTTCCAAAAGGATATTCATTGCAGCATTCAAATCCCTATCGTGATGCTCACCGCATACTGGACAAGTCCATTCTCTGTCATTCAACGTTAATTCCTTATTAATATAGCCACACTTATGACAAGTCTTTGAACTTGGATAAAACCTACCAACAAATACAACTTCCTTGTAGTTGTTCCTTGCCTTATCTTCAAGTATCTGTCTGAACCTATATAAGCCAATCTCTTGTATTGCCTTGGCTAACTTATGATTCTTCAGCATTCCTTGAACATTCAAGTCTTCCATAAACACAGTATCATAGTAAGTCAATAACTCATTTACCACACTATGTATGTAAGCATTCTTTTGATTGGTAAGTTTCTCAAATGCCTTTGCAATCTTAACACGTTGTTTGTTCCTATTATTAGAACCTTTCTGCTTCTTGCTTAATTGTCTTTGTAGTCTTGCAATCTTGTCTTCTTGTTTCTTGAAGAAATGTTTGTTTTCAAACACCTCTCCATCACTTGTGATTACAAAATCCTTAACTCCAAGGTCAATACCAACATGTTCATTCGTCTGTTCAAACTTGATTATCTCTTCTTGTGGTAGTTCAACAAGGACTAATAAGAAATAGTTACCACTCTTGGTTTTCGATAAGGTAGCACTCCTTATTCCTTCCTTATATGCTTGTAGCCTCTTAAAGTATAAGTCTGAACATCTGAATCTAATGTCCTTTAATGGTTGTGTTAATGTTATCTTTCTTTCATTGAACTTGTTTCCATTTGATATTGCTTCCAATGGGAACAATGCCGATTGTTTGTCTTTCTTTGACTTGAACTTTGGGAATCCGTTATGTTGTTTAAAGAACTTGTCATATGCTGATAGCATCTGACGTATTGATTGTTTCATCACCTTTGTGTTTTGTTCTTTTAACCAAGCATATTGTTCATCTTTCAGCAATGTTCCGTGAAAGTATTTTGATAGGTCTGTCAATCCCAATGATTTCTTATTATCATTATATTCTTGTTGTTTAAGGGCAAGCATATGGTTATAGACAAATCGGTAGCAGCCCAAAACCTTATTCAGTTTCAGTTCTTGTTCCTTATTTGGATATAACCTTATCTTTATTGCTCTTAACATAGTTTAAAACAAATACATATTTTCTTTATTAAAAGTTTCTATCAATATATTTTTGAAATTTTCTTTCTGTTCTGATGTTAGTGTGAATTTTCCGTTTCCATTCTTATTCTTCGGATAAAGTGGAGTTATCCATAAACTTTTTAACTTATATGGTTTCTCTTTACTTCCGTCACAATCATTATCGGTATAGTAATATGAAGAAAATGAGGGAAAATCATATTCCGCATTAACCAATTCTTCATATCTACGCATTACCTTTTCAAATGTAAGTTTTTCCATTTTTCTTTCTCCTTTCAGCACTCCTTCGTCCGTAATACTTCCCTGAGAATGAAGCCAATAGTGACATCATATCAGCAGCCAATTCCTCAGTATCAGATACATCCATTCCGTTTATAACAATCACTTCACAACCATAACTTTCAAACATCTTCTTGATGAATTTGAACTGGAATCGTGTAAGTCTGTCTTTATGCTCTATAACCAATTTATTGACTTTTTGTTTAATAATCAAATCGGTCAGTTTAACAAAACCACTTCTGTTATCATTCAGCCCACTACCAACATCTTTTATTATATGTGTAACAAGCATTCCTTTCTTGGCACAATATTCGGATAGTCTTTGTGATTGTCTATCCAAATCACCTTTCTGTTTTTGTTCGTTGGAACTAACTCTTGCATATGTGGCACAGACAATTGGAGTATCTTCTTTTGGCTTCTCCTTTACACCAAGAAATTCGTCAAGAACATCTGTGCTGTAACGTCTATGTCCACCAGCAGTTTTAAGTGGTTTCAACTTATTCGCCCTATCCCATTTACGAAGACAATCTTGTGACACATTGAGATATTGGGCTGCTTCTTCCATTTTCAGTAACTTGCCCATTATATCTCATCTTTTTCTATCTTATTTAGCGTTTCAATGATAGTGTTCTTCGCATTATCAAGTAGTTTCTGAAACTCATCAACCGTGATGTTCTCATCAATATCAAACGTATGTTCATACACATCACCATTTTCAAGTGTATAATTCGTCTTTGTGACTTCAACAACTTTTAACTGCATATTCTCTAATGCTTTTTTCGTATTATTTATCTTGCTATTCATATATAAATATCTTTAACTTTTAAAAAATAACGATTTTTGTCATAAAATCAATAATATTTTTATCAGATTTTATTAGAATATGTGTTAGCAGTTAATTACCCTTGAATCTCCGAAATGAACTTTATCTAAACCTATCATAACAATAATGTTTTATAAACATGAACCTTATTTCGCAATACTTTTATGAAATGTTTTCGTATTATCGATGAAAGTGCCATCAACATTCTCGTAGAATTTTTGGTTTGTGTTAGGTGAAGTTAAACCACCTAGAACCTCGTCGTATTTACCTTCCTTTATATAGTCAAAGACATCCATGCCATCATTATTCCTTATGTTGTCAAAACCACTATATAAACCAACTTTCAACTTATGTTTGTCTTTTATGTGGTTTGCAAGTCGTATTGTATCTGAAAGCGTATCTAACGTTCCGTGTCCCATGAAACATATTGCCGAAATACCTTTATTCTTATCAATTAAGTCATCAATTTCGTCTTCATCAAGAACAGTACCGACATCACCCCATAAATACTTTGAATGGCACCCATTACATTTGCAAGGGCAATTGGTAACGTTAATGGCCAAGGCAATCTCTTTTGGAAGTTCCTCAAACACAACCATTGTATTATAATACTTCATATTTTACTTATATAATCCCAATTAGAATCCTTAATATAAAGCCCACATTCGCATTTATCCTTCATGGTGTAGTCAGTGCAAGGGCAGTGCAAATCTTTGCCCTCATAAACCTCAGAATCATGCACACAAGGGCATAAACCACCGTTCTTAGCACATCTTTTTAGAATTGCATTTACAACCTTGTCACTTGGGTTTAATATCCAACCTTCCTTACGCAATATTTCAATCATATACTTCAATATCAACTATATTATTTATATTTTCAAAGTTAACAGTATAACTTAATTTACTGTTGCCAATAAAAGCATACGTATCTAAGTTATTTAAATTTAAATTGCCCCATTCTTTTGTTACAAATGGAGTTCCTTTATACAGATAAAGTTTGTTTTCTCTACATATTAGAGGAATATCCAAATATTTTGAAAATGCTTGTAATATCTTGTTCAATAACTTAATATTATCCAATAATGTCAACTTAGGGTTATAACCTCCATCATTTGTTAGACCATAGTTGCTATAAAAATTACTTATGGTATCGTTTTTAAGTTTTGCTTCGCTTAAATCTAAACTCAAAAGGTAATCCATAATTTTTTTAGTGTTTACCCCATTATCTGAAAATACTACTAGTTTTTCAGCCCAATATTTAACATTCTTATTATAAGTTACATAGTTTTGCAACACCCCATCAGCACGTAAAACTAAGTCAATCAAATTAAACCCTTTATTTTTCAATGGCTGTATTAAGTTTATATCTCCTATTCTTTTCTCTTTTTCTAAAATAGCCAATATAAACAAGCAAGTTGAAAATGGATATTTGCTAAAATAATTACCATTAGGAATATGGTTTTCAATTAAAAAATGAGGATTTAACTTATTAACACTATTTTCTACTTCTAATGTAGTTGATATTACATGCTGGTCTATTGAAGAAGATTCTTTTTTATTGACAAATATATCTATGAAAACATCATTCCACATTTCGCCTAATGTGGGATGAATGCTCAATATCAAATCATGACTATTGTTATAGCCTGAAATATGCCCTTTAAATCCTCCAATTTTTAAAAAAAGGTATGACAATAAACCATCACTATCCAAATTAATATTTACTGTATCTTTTTCTAAAAACTTTTCAATCATAACTCTGCTATTTTCTCGTTGATGAGCGTGTTCGCAATATCCACATAATCCTCATTCATTTCAAGACCAATGAAATGCCTGTTAAGTGTTAATGCAGCAAGTGCTGTTGTTCCACTACCCATAAATGGGTCTAAGACAATATCACCTTCATTAGTCCATGACTGAATGTGTCGTAGTGGAAGTTCAATAGGGAATACCGCTGGATGCTTTATGTCATCACCATTCTTGGTCTTGAATACTCTTCTGTTCTGTGCAACTGCCATATCCCAATCTTGGAAGTCAACCATTTCAGTATTAACATTATAGTCCAAAACCCTTCTGCCATTTTCGCCACCAATTAATTTGGCAGTTGATTGATAGTGCTTTCCAGCAGATTTGCAAGGTATCATAATTGGATTGAACGTTTTAGGTTTATCACCCTTTACGAAACAAAACATAAATTCAAGCCTTTTTGAATACCTAAGCTGTTTTACTTGTGGCATTGGATTTTTCTTGCGCCAGAACATGTAGTCATTTAGTTTAAGACCACATTCATCCATGAAATATAATGCTTGACGCATAGATGTTCCACTTCTGCCTCCACCCTCTGTTTTATCATCAACATTCCATATTAGTATTCCACCATCTTTAAGCACTCTTGCTAAATGTTTTGCTATAGAATGGAACTTGTCCCTGTTCCAACTGTTTTCACAAGTTCCATTATAGTGTCTTAAATTATCATATGGTGGTGACGTAACTATTAAATCAATTGAATTATCATCAATGTATTTTAATAAGTTCTCTGAATCTCCGCAATGAACTTTGTCTAATTCTAACATAATATTATTCTTTGTTGTAATTCCTCATATGTTCTTCAACTTGTCTAGCCTCATTGAATGAACTAACACGTTTTAAGTACCCAATTATTCTAGTCAGATAATCCACGTTGTGACTACCGCACTTAGGGCATACATCAAGTGTATCTTTACTTATATATCCACAATCATTACATACTGTGTTCTTACAGTTGAATGTGAAATAACTACATCCATATTCTGAAGCAACCCTTAGTAACTGTCTATATTGGTCAAATGAAAGATGTTCATTAATGTTAAGATGTGCTGCTTGTCCTCCATCAAGATATTTAACAAAGTTATTTCCATGTAATTTCATCTTATCAAGAAGAGATATCTCTGTATCTTCTGGGTTGAAGAAATAACTGCTATACATTATATGTTTTGGAGAAACATAATATCCGTCTTTCTTATCCCAATTATAGTTCTTATTGGAGAGATTTTCCCCAGGTACAAACTCCGTGTTATACATGCAGTCCCTAGTTCTATCCTTTCTATTAGATATGTTAATAGTTTCAAGAATATTATTAACAAATTCCTCGTAGTCCTTGTTAAGATTTGGTTCGATTGATAAAAACTCTGCTGCATCTGTTAAACCATTGACACCAACTGTAAGATATTGCTTGCGCATGTTAATAAATCCAGCCCTATAAACGTCCAACATATTTGCGTTAAGGAAATCCTTTACAATCTCATTGAATGCCCTCTGATACTTGTGTACCCTCTCCGTCATTTCTGTAATACCGCTAGAAATATAGGTATAGAGCAAATCCTTATCCTTAACTTTATTGATGTCTACTTGAACACCATTTTCTAACTGAGTACCCTCTACTTCCTCAAAATACTTCCTCGTAGCATTCTGAATAACACGATTAAGGTTAATGGTCATTACAGACTTTGAACCAGTTGCGACAGAAGCTGTACCCATTGAGAATTGGTGTGTGGTGTGATTGTGCTCGGCATCTTCCTCACCATCCTTTAGAGAGTTTCTAAGTCTACAGCAAGAACTTAATGAGTCAGGTGAATCGCTCAAGTAACAGAAGAATGAGTGTCCTTCAGACCACATTTCTGCGGTGAAATCGGCATATTCCTTATCTACGATGTCATGTCCATCGGTAAGCATTGCCATTGTTTCAACTGGGAATGTCAATACATACTTTGTTCTTTCCTCATTGAACCACTTCATAAATTTCTTTTGAAGCCATGATAAAGTCTCCCACTTTGGTGCTGTTCCGTCTGGGAATCTGAATTCTCCAAACACACCATCAAAATAGTTCTTGTCGAAATACCCAACATTCCAGAATACTGTTTGGTAGCCTCTATTACCAGCTGGCATATTCATTGAATGTACTACTTGTTGAAATGCATTTTCAATTACTTGTTCAAGCGTTCTGCCCTTTCTGTTCAATTCAACTTGTTTATCTAATATCGTGAGGTAATCATCACCATAATCTTTGCGGATAAAATAATCCATGTACATGAGGAATTCTGGAGTTGCAACTGCACCCATAAACTGAGAAGATACGGAATACACCAAATTTATAAATTCACCACAATAAGATTTTAAATCTGTTGGTGCAGTAGACTGGCCACCAAGTCCTTTAAGTCCATCGACCAAAAACGGATACATTGTAATTGCCACACAATATGGATAACCAGGCGTTCCACTTTCATCATGCTTATATAACACATGACTTTCAAGGTCTTTGATATACTGGTCAGCTAGTTTCTTAGAAAACAATGCCTTAATTTTATTCTGCATTATATATCTATTTTGCTGAATATTTTTGCCTTTGTGTAGTTCTTGACCTAAAGTTACAACATTCTTGTTTTCAACATTTGCATTAGAATCATATTTTGAACCTGTAGAAGCATTAGAGGCGTTGATGTAATCCCTTATAAAGTCACTATCCCTTTTTAACGCCTTTGTGTTCTCATTTCTTTCTTCGTAATTCTTAATATAGGTTCTTGCTACTTTCTTGTTGACTGACATTAAAGCCTCCTCGACTTGCCTTCTAATCTCTGACGAAGAAATTCTATCATAAATTAGCAGATTTTTAATGAGAGATTCAATTAAACCATCTGGACAAACTTCATTTACTGTTGCATATCCTTCACATATACCCTTCTTCACCTTATTGGGGTTAAACTCCTCGAAGGAGCCGTCACTTTTCCTTACTTCCATATAAGCAGAACTGTTTTTTTTTTATCTATTATTATTTTCGGTTAACCTTTTTTTGACATCTGATGTGATAATAAGTATGTCATTGAAGGGTAAAAAAACTACAAATTTTTTAAAAAAATGACCACCAAAATCGCAATGTGTTGATGGTCATTATGTTTGCACATTTAATTTTTTTTTTAATTAAATTTTCTCGTTTTTCACCATCTCAAAAATCTCTTTTTGAGTATTTAGTCGATTATCTTCTTTCTGTTTCTTCAGTTCAAATAAAGAGTCTAATTCGCTGACATTATCAGTGCTTATTCGACATGTTCCATTGTTGAACTCTACGTTGTTAAAGACCTTTCCACTTTTTCCTGCGCGGTTCTTTAAGATGGCTATGGTTGCCTTGTTGTTCGCAATGTCATCAACAGTTCTTGCAATGGACATTATGACGTGTGCAATTTGTGCTTTTTTAACTGAGCCTCCGATTTTGTCCATCGTAACAAGTTCCAAATTGATAGAGTCCTTTGTACCTTGTGACGGTATCCAAAGTGCCATGTCCAATTCTCCAGCCATCGCCTCAAACCTTCTCATCGTCTTACCCTCTTGAGAGAATTCATTTGTGGTACTCTTGTCAAGTTCGTGCTCCAAACATTCAAAGTAATCTATAATCGTTAAATCTGGCTTAAAA